CGTTCTTCGGCTTCGGCTACGGCTCTTGGTATTGACATCGATACTCCGTGAGCCGATCAGGATGCTTCGTGAGCCTCGCGGTGTTCACTGCAATCTGTCGGTATTCACTGTCTCCGGTTACAGGGCCGGAACCCTTCGTGGCGGAATGCCACATGAGGCTTTCACCTCACCGCGACTTGCGGATGACGTCGCCAGCGGACTCGGCTCTGTCGAGCAGGTCCTCAAGCACCTGCGCCGCGCCCTGGTGCCAACGAACGAGAATCTCGTCTTTGGTGTGTCGGGTTTGTACGTCTAGGTCGCTCAAGGACTGGCGAATCCAGTCTGTGACGACAATGAAGTCCTGACTCCCTCGCAACGTGGCGAGGGCGTTCAGAACTCGGTGATCTGGTTTCGCGAGCACTGACTCACTTCGCCATGCACTTGCCAGCCTTGGCGCACTTGGCGGCGGTCTTGCAACCGGCGCAGGGCTTGAACGCCTTCTTGGCGGGGGCTGCGTTCTTCATGGGGATCATCTTCTTCATCACATGACCTCAGTAGGTGCTGTGGGCTCGGCCGGCATCGCCTCCGGTGAGCTTGGTTGAACCCCAGGCGTAGGGTTGTTGGGCAGCATGGAGGGTGGCTGCATTCCGTCGCCGCCGCCCATCTGCATCATCTGTTGCTGCATCTGTTGGACTTCCGCCTTCTGAGCGCGGAACTTCAACTCCTCCGGACTGGGCACCAGCTTGTCGGTGTTCATGTTCAGGCCGGAGGCAAGTTCGCGCAGCAGGTAGGCGCGACCCTCCAGGCCGACAATCTGAAGATCGACCGGGTTGGCGGTAGCGGCCAAGAACTCGTTGCGGCGGGCCTGGATGGCTTCCTTGGCAATCAGTCCGGAGGTTCCCTTGGCGATGACGCGCATGTCGCCCTTGATGTACGGGTCCGGGTTGAACAGCATGTTGTGGATGTAGAACCGGTCCACAACCATTGTCACAACGTGGTCGATGCGCGAGATCGCGAGCTTGATGCCCTTGGCCGCGTTGTCCATCAGCATCGACAAACCAGACGCGGTGCGCCCAGCGCCGGAGGCTTGGCCGCTGCCGTAGATGTAGTTCGGGATGCCGGTGATTTCGTCTGCCTGTTTCGCGAACGTGGCATAGACGCCCATGAGTTCTGCTGCCTTCATGTCCGGCTGGAAGAACCGCACCCCAGGCTGACCACCACCCGTCCGATCAGAGGTCGTCTGCCAGATCTTCCAGGGGTAGATAGAGGTGACGTTCTCGCCGTCCGGCAGGCGGTCGATCACAACCTCAACCTGGGGGCCAGAGGCCACGCCCATGTTGTTCGCCAGCGAGCGGGCCGCTGCGTTGCACATGGCTTGAATGTCAGCCATCGTCTCCGGCAAAGCCTGACCCCAGAAGGCGCCAGGGATCTCGCTCCAGCAGGCGATCTCGTAGGGGCGCCGGCCCAGGGGATCGGGATTGATCGCGACCTTGATGGTGTGCGAGCCGATCTGCCAGCCGTTGATCTCGTAGACCGCAGTGGCGTCCACATCCTTCATGCCCCAGTTGCGCAACAGATCGCCCATGACCGGACCCCAGAACTCCAGGGCCTCGATGTTCATGTCACCGTGCAGCGCCGACAGAGGCTTGCCTTTGAGGTCGTCCTGCTGGGTGTCGCCGTACTCGTGGTAACGGAAGCCACTCTTACCGTAGCGCAGCAGGACTTGATCGATCTCCTCGGTTTTGTAGCCGGGGACACCCTTCAGGGCCTCCAGGTCCTTCGCCGTCAGGCGGTGGCGCTGGATCAGGTAGCCGTCGTTCGGGCCGGAGCTCGACGGGGACGGGAAGATGTCGTAGGGCGACACCCGCTCCACGTCACGCGAGAAGTCCGCAAGGATCATCGGCTGGAAGGCAGGACCCCATGTCAGGCGCTTCTTCTTGCGGACCGAGGGACCCTTCATCACGGCAGTCGGGAAGGTGACGAAGTCGTCGACGAACTCCTCGGCAGCCTTCTTGAACCCGCCCTGGTCCATCTGGTCGGCGATGACGTTGGTCATCCGGCCGGCGATCTCCTTGGCCTCCTCGCGCAGGCGCATGCGGATGCGGTCTTCCACTTCCTCCATACGGTTGCGGAAGGCGTCCGGGTGGATAGCGGCGCCGGTTGCCAAGAACTCCTCGGCTTCGCTGCGCACGAAATCGACGATGGACAGACGGAGCTCGGGCGGCATCTCGGGCTCACGCGCCGGCTCAAGATCGAACGGACGCTGGCCGCTGGCAAACATCACGTCTGTGATCCATGACTTCGCGGCCCGACACTTGATGTCGGTGAGCATCATGAAGATGTCCGACCCGCCGGTCTCGCGGATCTGAGCCATCTTGTCGGGGTCGTACTCGCCACGGCGTTGACGCTCGCACTTCAACAGACGCTCAGTAATCTGTAGCTTGGCGTGCTTGGCCTGACTCCAGCAGCTTGAGATGTGGCCGGCAATGCCGGACATGAGGAGATCAGAGTGCTGGTCGCTCGGCCCTTCAACCGAGACGTCAGCCTCCAAGACTGGTTTGATTCCGAGAGCCATCAGGTCCAACCCTTCGATGATGCTGTGCTGACCTTCTTCGCCCTGACGCTGCCTCCGCCGTCCCGTGCTTTCAGGCACAGGTACTGAAGCGCGTCATGCGGATGGCTGAACCGGTCCTTCACTGGCCGATCCCGGTAACGCTCACCAGCGACCTTGAGCCGCTCGTAGCGATACCCACCGATGAACCCCTTTCGTAGCGTCCGGCATGTCGGGGAGAGCAGAAACCCAGGCTCACCAGAAGACATCCGGTTGAGATAGAACGCGACAGACTCCCGGCGTGGGATGAAGTCGTTGGTGTTCGCGGGCTCGGTAGCGATTCCGGCTTCGACGAGTTCCTGGAAACAGGTGCGTTCATCGGTCTGCGATCTGTTCATGCCGGCCGGGTCACCGACCGAGTAGCGCAAGTTGCGTCCGTACTTGTTCAGCAACATCGGCTTGACGATGTCGGACGCGAACTGGCGAATGCCCATGTCCTCGGCGACGAGCTCGTCCAGGATCAGCAACTGACCCTTGGGGCTGATCTGGCCGATGATGCAGGCGGGGGTGAGGCCGAAGTCCCAGCCGAGGTAGATCGGCAGCCCTGGGTTCGGAATAAGCTCCTCGGAGGCGACGTGAATCTTGTCGTTGTACTCGGGGTAGACCGGCTTACCGTCAGCAGTGGTGCCGTACTGTCCGAGGACGAAGACGTTGATCCAGTCGTCCGTCTTCCCGGGCACCATGTTCAGGTAGTACCCATACCCCTGCGGTAGGTTGAAGACGTTCTCCGCCGCTGGGTTCGGCTCGTAGCGAACCGACTCCCCTTCAATGATCTTCACCAGCCCACCGGGCTGATCGTAGAAGTCGTAGTTGTGCGGCCGATCCTCTTCCGCGAGCTTGAACCACCAGTGGTCATCGTCCGGCGGATTGGTGTCCATGATGACGCAAGGATGGACAGGCCCACCTTCGCGTTTCGGGGGGAAACGACCCACCCGCTGGGTCACCATGTCGAACACCTCCTTGGGAACCTCGGAGGCTTCGTTAATCCATGCACCGGTCAACTCCAGGGACCGGAGCTTGCCGGTCTCACTAGCCTTGTCCAGGGCTATGAAGATGACTTCGAGCTCCAGCCCACAGCCATCTCCGCAGTCCTTGATCTTCAGCGTTGAGGTGATCGGCGCGTCCCACTTGATCGGGGACAGATCGTCAGGAACCCACTGCTGCCACGTCTTGATCGTCGTGGACTTGAGCTCCGGGTAAGTGTTCCGGATCACCGCCCACCTCGCCTTGCGCCAGCCGTTGAACGGCTTCTGCTTCATCGAGTGCTTGACGATCTCCATGCAGCACGTCGATGACTTGCCTGAGCCCACCGGCCCCTTCAGGCCCCTGACGAAAGCCTCGGAGTGGTGGAACTCCGCCGCCACCTTGCCGGGTGGCATGTAGCGGATGAGTCTGGACTGCTCGGTCAAGCGGCTTGCGGCTTGAAGTCCGTGTCGATCAAGAACATGACGTTCTTCGCCTCAACCTCGTGCTTGATCGACGCAAGATCGGGGACCGACTTGTCGAGCAGCATCTCGATGGCCTTGAGGCGGGGGCCGTCCAGCTTGGCTTTGCCCTTGCCGAGAGCGAAGTCTTGGAGGGTGTTCACAAGCTGCGTGACCTGGATCTGCTCGCGCACGAGTTCGCCGGAAACAGCGCGACGCTTGGCGGCGTATTCGCTGAGTTCCTGATCGACAGTCTTGGTGATCTTGCGCGGCATGGTGTTGTTCGCCCGTAACGTGGGCGATCCGTCCGGATCAGTCGTCAGAGGAGGCAAGACGACCTCCGAATGCGGTAGTTCTGACTCACACACCGCTTGAGCGGCACTGCACCCTGGCACTTCTCCACGGTGACCCGGACTGTAGGTCAGTGATCCGGACTTATCAAGCCCCCTTGTTGGACTTTTCGTGCGCTGTGTAGCCGGCAGGAGCCCCAACAAAGCCCCCGGGGGTCTGTTTCGTTGGTCCATGAGGGGGTAGGGGGTGTACTTCTAGTTCTAGTTCTAGTTCTAGTTGGCATACGGGGGGGCAATGCCCTCCCTATAGCCCCCCTATTGCCCTCCCCATGCTTTGGCCGAGAAAGAGGGTCTCCGCCCGGGATTCTTCCTGCCTTTCACTACATTCTCCACACTCTGGCGACCTCTCCGGATGCGCCGAAACAGGGGTTTGCGCCCCATTTTTCGAGCATTCGGGCGCTACGGAGTGACTTTTCGAGCACTTTTCCAGGCACACCCCAGTAGCCCCCCATTAGGGAGGCCATAGCCCCCCTATAGCCCCCCCATTGGGGAGGCTATTTTTCACCTGGAATGGGGGTAATCGGAGGTGGAAATGGGGGAATTGGTGTGGTGGAAGGGGGTAAAGATGGGGGAGACATGCGCTTGCGTAGGGGAGACTCGCGCTTGCGTAGGGGAGATAGACAGAGGCTCACGCGCCCGGGGGTCGCGCCCGCTGGTCCGCGTGCCGGGGGCCCCCCCCCCCCCCCCCCCCCCCCCCCCCAACCCCCCCCCAACCCCCCAACCA